TGAGCCGAGGAAAGCGTGTCGTATGTAGATAGAATAACTGAAGATTGTCTTCCAAATTTATCTGCTAAAACAAAACCTATTTGATAAGTTCTGTTTTGTTTTATTGTGTGATTAGGATATTCTGCCCAAGAAGTATATAAGTCATTTTTTTCTTGAACCGTACAGTTATAGTCAAGTGTATTGTAGGGTGTGTGCTTGTCTTTAAAATTACCATATATAACTCTATTACCAGCAATAGATTGAGCTAACGCTCTAACTGGTACTTTGTCATAAACTCTAGTTGTTTGTCCTTCAGTAAGTGTTTTATATGGTTTTTCAGATTGATATTCATAAACATAAACCTCCTCGTCCATTTCAGCCGCCATAGTAGTACCTGATATAGTCTTTAAAACTTTAACTACTAAGCCATTTGATTCTTTATATAGTATGTCTATATTTTGTATTTTATATTCTGTAAGAACATTCTTAGAAACACTACCTCCTAAGTTTACATTTGTACCAACTCCGGGTAAAGATATTCTTAATTTAACGTTATCTACATTGTTTTCAAACCATTTAACAATAGTACTTTCATAAGCCTGTGTTTCATTTCCGTTTAGAAAAAATCCAGATTGTTGAGGTATAAATGCTATCTGAGTAAAAGGAGACATTAAAGAATACTCACCATCATCAAATTGAAATCTATATGCAAACCTAACATACTTATCTTCTAAATATCTAGGATCACCAGGCCAACTAGTGTCATCACTTTCGTTTGTCATTGTGGTTTCAATAAACCTAAGTCTTTGCCCGACAACAACAGCGGTAGAAGGATCTGCATTAATAGTTACTGTATTTGTAGTTGTATCTATAGCTGTTACCCTTATGTACTCACTACCAAGTATGCTTTCTGATCCTACATTTTGAGCAGCATTAGAAACTACAAACATATCAACAGATATACCAGTAACTGTTTCTAATATAAAATTCTTAGTATTTGTAACTGTTATAACAGTAGTGTCTACTTCCTTGTAAAGCTCAGGAGCTTTTTGTGGCATGTACTTAGCGACAGATATTTGACTTTCCTCGGTGTAGTAATTAGGATTACCTATAGCTGTTGTTACGTTTATTTTTCTAGGTTGATTTCTATTGTCTGTCCAAAACAATAAATCTTCTACTAAATTTATTCCTGTAACTTGCCAGCATCTATTTTTAGCAAAATTTAAAAACTTGCCTTGAACTAAGGTACTATAAGTGTTATTGTTAAGATCAAAAACAGTTATTTTCATTTCTACAGCTGTAGATGCTGATGGGTAATTTACGGTTTGGCAAGTTGCATCTGCGTCTGTGTAGTCTGTTAATATTTGAAATATTCTATTGCCAACTTCATCTTCAAACTTACCTATACATTTTAAATTAGCATTGCTAGAGGCTGTAGCCGCTATTAAAGAATTACCTAATATATTTTCAAGCGAACCAACATCATTGTCTTCTGATCTACCTACAGATATATTCAGAGCATCTCTATATTCACCGTTAGGTAATATTCTATCATCAAGATCTTTATTCATCTTGGATTTTAGAAAAGTATTTTTAGCTTCTGCCATGTATTAATTTTTAAATTTTCCGTCTGGTAAATATTTTTTTAATCTATCTAATATTTTAGTGCTAGTGTTTTTAGAAAACAAAGATCCAAGTGAACCTACAAAATTATTAGCAGCATCTTCTACCGATTCTAAAACAGGTCTACCTTCTTTAATATTTTGAGCTTCATGAACAAGACCACCTATATTAGACCCAATAACTCCTATTGCTGCTCTTGTAGGATAAGGTAAAAATTTAATTTTATCCTGTATAGATCTTGATAATTGATCTCCACCCATATAGTGCCTTGCAGTATCGCCATATTCAAAACTATTTTGCTCCTCCATAAGCCCGTCTTTGTCAGGTTTAATGCTCAAATATTCATTAGTTCTTTGCCTAGCTTTTTCTTCGGGAAAACCTAAAACCTCATCAGCTTTATATTCTATATTTGAAAGAACATTAGATTGGTTTTTTGGCGGGTCTTCTTGTTTAAGAGGATTTTTACCTGAAAATTTTTTAGAAAAATTCATGTGTTAGCTTTTTATCCATTTAGATTTGCCCCTCATAACCTGGACTATTTCATCAAGTTTAATATTAGATAGTCTAATTTTAGCATTTCTTAATTTTGCGCTTCGTTCTCTTCTTAATCTTTGCACAACGTACTCTGGTTGATTAGCTCGTGTAGATACAATAGAATACAATATGGCTGAGTATAAGGCGTCTTCAGCAAGCTTTGGGACCTTTGTATCTAAATCATAAGCAAGGCCATCAGAAATGTATTCTAAAACAATTATTTTATTCGCTAAATTGCTTGAAAAAGTCATTTTACCATCTCTATGGTCTAAGCTAAACCACCCGTTTACTTGAGAATATTGAGGGTCTAGCCCGTATAATTCACCGGTACCCCAAGATCCGTAAGGACCAAATCCATAAGCCGTATAACCCCATTCAGCCCAGTCATTGGCCCATTCGGAATTCAAAAGGCTAGTATTGTTTTCTGCCCATCTTTCTTTAGTTATAGAAGTTCCCTCCGTGTTTTCACCAAAGTTATCTTGAGTAGGCAGTCCATTGCTGTCTTGCAGTGGTGTTTCTGTTGGTGTTATTGTAAGATTGTTTGCTGGATATATAGGTCTTTTTACACCCTGGTTGTCAATGCAGGAAACTTTAACGTAATTTACATAGTCTTGTGGTATTACTACACTTAAGCTAGGCGGTATTGTTAATTCAGCTGACTTAATGCTTTTTAAAGTATCATAGCTAAATTCTTGTAAATTTCTTTTAGCAAAAAATAATACATCCGATTTTTTTGCTGTTTGTATAATTTTGCCATCACCAATATAACCTACCATAAAGTTATCTATAGCGTCGCCTAATTTTATGTATTCATAATCACCATAGCCCTGTTCAACCGCTTCGCCAAAAGCTTTTTCGGGATTTGTTGTGCCATAATTTCCGCCTGTTAAAGTTTTTAATTGAACAACAACAAATGTTCCAGCAGTTATTGTGGCAGTAGGATATATGGTATTGTTATTAACATCGTAATCTAAAACAAATTCAGACCAATCGCCAGGCAAGCCAGTAGTGCTAGTATATATTTTAAAATTATTTAAAGCATAGTAATCATTATTTGGATTCCATGCGTTTCTATTTTTAAAAACTAAATCTACATCAAAAGTTGCTGGAAATGATTCTCCACTCTGCCCTGTAGCTACAAATTGCTGAGCGCCTTGATAGTATTGTTGGTTAGTTTGTGTAATTGAGGACATTTATTAACTTTTTAAATTTACTTTATTTTGTTGTATTTCATTCATAGCCGCCTGTATAATATTACCGTCACTTATAATCATACCACAATATTTTAAAATATTAAGTATAATATTGGTTTGTTCAGAAATATCTAACTGAAAATTTAAACTACCATTAGGATTTGATGAACTATACAAAACATTGTTATAAGAAAATTGGCCTACTGAGCCAATAGAGTATCCCCAATAAACATTTGAGGGAGTGCTTAATATGTTGCATAGTAAAGTATCAGGCTTAGGAAAAACCTTTAGGGAAGATGTTTTATCTAAAGTTACAGAGTCTGTTTGACTTGAAATATAAAAAAGCGGATAGCTTTTTGTAGGAGCAGTAAGCTTAGATCTTGTTATTAAATTATAATCCTTTATTGTAGTTAACTCGGCTACTGAGTTTATGTTTGGGTTTTGTTGATTTAATGTATAATTAGCTATTACATCGCCAATTTTATATACATCCTCCGTAGTTACCCAAATATCATTTGCAGTATCATATGTAAAAGTTACTTCTTTTTGAAAAGGATATAACTTGTATTCTATATCTTTAACTGGATTAAAAAATTCTGAATTATTTTGTGCATTAATTTGATCTTTACGCACTAATTGATTGGCGTCTGAAAAATAGTCTTCAAATATTTCTAATTGCACCTGTGTTGCAAGTTTGTTAAACTCTTCAGGTGTTATATATCCTCTTTGCTCTTTATTAAGTAGATACAAGACTGTTTGATATACTGTATTTACGTTTACCGCCATTTTATATTTTTATTATAATACACCAGGGCGCTGCGGTAAGCAACACCCTAATATATTATTATTACGTATTATTTTAGTTTTTTCTCTATAGATTTAAAAACTTGTACGCCTTCGTCGGTTTTAAAGAATGCAGCCATAGCTGAATATGGATTTTCATCAAATGGTACCGTCATTAACTTTGCCCCATTAGATGCCCAAGTAAAAGTTCTTTGATCCTGAGATAAGCTAATAATTCCATTTTCAGCTGCCATAATAGCAGTGTTTCTTAATTGAACATTTTCATCAGATGCTAACTGTAAAAATAAATATGGACTCTTTCTAGCAAAAAGAAGTAAATCTCTTTTTAATTCTTTAGAGCCCATAGAAGAAACTTTAGATCCTAGCTCTACTCTTAATATAGCCTCTGCCTGATCAATGTCCATGTCTCTAGCAATATTTAAAGCGTCAATTTGAACGTCTAAAATTTCTAAATCATCTTTTGCGACTTCAACTGCACTAAATTCGTCGTACAATTTACCCTTTAATGGGTGATATAAAGAAAGCAATTTTTGTAAGTTTTGTTTTTCTTTTGGAACAAATAGATCGCCATTTTTAAACATAACGTGACCCAATGTTACTTCCCCTTTTTGTTCATCAACTATAGGAGATGATTGATTTGTTGCATACCTAAGCTCTCTTTGTACACCTTTTACTTTATCAAAAAAAAGCAAAGGATATTTAGCTGTATGCCTTGAATGTATTGTATGGGTTAAAGGTGAGTTGCCTACTATGTAGTAATTTCTATCTTTTATTTCCCATTCAGGTTTTTTTGGTAATGCAGCTTTTTTAGCTGCGGGCTGAGGTGCAACCTCAACAGTTTTTTCTGCTTTGACTTGTTTAGCCATAATATAATAAAATTAAATAGTTAATAAAAGTAATAATTACCCCCGTTGTTTTAACGAGGGTAAAAATTACCTGTGTTGTTATGCTCCTTTGAATAATACAAAGTTATTAGCAGCTTGTACACATAAACATCTTTCAGACAAGAAGTTAACTTGCATTGCATCAAGATCAGATGTAAAAGCTCCTCCAGCAGAACCAGTTAGCCAAGACTTCATTCTTCTGTCGTCAGCTTGTGAAGCTCTATAACGTACATGTAAGAAAGGTCTACGGATATTAGTCCCTAGGATTTGATCGTATACAGTTGATGTTCCCGCAGGTACTAATACACCTTCAATTCCTTGAATAGTGTAATCTAATCCGCCACGAGTAGAAGCATCATTTAAGTATTTCCAATCAGTTTTGTAAAAATCATAAGATCCTCTACGGAAACCGCTAAATCCAAGATTTAAAGCCATTTCTTCTGAGTTTTCAAATAATCCAAAAGCAGTACCACCAGATTGTCCAGCAGATATAGAAGATAGCATATCATCAAAATCCAAAGCACATTGTCTTTGTAAGAAAAGCATGTTCTCTTCAATAGCACCCTGAGTATCTAGATTTTTCAAAATAGCATCAAAATCACCTAAACCAGCAGCGGCTGTAAATCCAGTTTGAACATTACCTCTATCTTCAATAGCGTCAAAAAGACCCTGAGTACCAGATAGTTTAGCATTGTATCCAGAAACACCGTCATTAGCAACGACTTTTTTACCTTCAACTACAGACATTTCTAAGTAATCTGCAAAACGTAAACGTGTTTCAGATTCAGCTTTTAAATACCATAGGTATCCAGATGTTCCATCTTCAGTAGCAACTTCTACCCATCCAATTTGAGCCATATCAGAACCAGATACTTCGTATTGATTTCTAATAATAATTGGGGAGTTAGAAAATTGAGTAAAAGAAGGCTCAATACTTGCATAGTTGTCTCCAACTAAAGTTGATCCTTTTTGATATTCAGAACCGTATACAAATATTTTTACCGCATCACTAGCAGCAAATGGAGCTGGGTTACCAGCACCGTTAGCAGTTACTAAATCCGCTGAACCATAAGTTGCAACGCTAATTGTAGCTGTGCTTGGTCCGGCAGGAGTTGCCTTAACAATACATTTAGCTTCTTTTCCAGTAGTTGGGTTAATTACAACTAAAGTTTGATTTTTTGAAACTACATTCTGAACGAAATTAGGTCCAACAGTTGCTGAAATATTGTTAATAGTTAAAGTAGTTGCGTTAGTAACAGTTACGTCATCATATGCAACGTGTAGTCTATTTTGCTCAGACCAAATTACTTGGTCAGAAGTCATTGGCATTTCAGCACCTACCATTCTTAAGAATCCAGATAACGTTCTGTTTCCATAACGCTCTACTTCTTGTTCGTAAATTTCAGGTAAATACTGTTTTGCAAATGTTCCTCCGCCAGTGGCTGAGTCAAATGATAAATAATTCTCGCTAAGAGTTTGCTTAGCTTGAGATGGTTTAATTGAACCAAATTGTGGATCGATTGCCATAATTTTAATTTTTTTTAGTTAAATCGTTTTGTTTTTATTTTTAATTTTGAAGAATCAGTGCCACTTATTGCTTTAACTTTTAAACCATTTATATAAACATCTTTTGGTGCTTCGCGAGCAGTGTTCATACTAGGATTTTTAGATTTGCTAACTACATCTTTAATAGCATCGGCTTTTCCTTGTTCGTAAAAGTGATTAGCTATTTTGTCTGCATTGCTAGCAGCAAACATGGCTTTATGATATCCCGCTGCATCTTTAATAGTACCGTTTTTAGCAAGGAACTTCCCTACAATGTTATTAATATCAGATTGGGTATCGGCTACTTCTTTTGGGTTTGAAATACTATAATTGAATTTTTTATTTGCTAAGCTAAATTCAAAACCTTTGAATTCTTCAGAAAATAAATTATTAGTTTTCTCTTTAAATATTTCATAATTTTGAGCAGCTGTTTTTTGACTCTCATTATATCTATTGAAAAAGTCCATAGCTTTTTGTTGTTCCTGAGTTACGCCGGGTCTCAACTTGATTTCGTCGTAATATTTACTCTTGGTTTCCTCTAAAAAGATTTTGGCTTTTGCAACTTCTTCCTTAAACGCAATTTTTCTTTTGCGTATTTCTTTTGGCTCATCTAGTTCTTCATCATAAGAAAAATCTTCTAATAAAAGATCCACGTCTGAATTATCTAAATAAGGCTTATGTTTTTTGTAATATTCTTTTAATAATGTAATATCATCAATGCTAGAATAATCAGCATTTAAACGAGTATAGTCTTCAATAGTGCCGCCCGTTTCTTCCATAAAAGCAACTAACTTTTCAATGTTTTCTGGTAGTTGACTTTCTTCTGGTTTTTCGCTAATTACAGGCTCTTTAACTTCTGGTTTGTTTTCTTCATCAATTATTTCCTGTAGCGGCGAATCTATTCCTTCTTCGGCGGTCCGTACTTCTTCAACCACTTTTTCGCTGTCGCCACTGTCTTTGGGCTCTTCGATAGCAACATCGCTACCATCTGTCTTTTGTGTTTGAACGGCATCGTTTTCTTCGTTTTTAATTACCACTTTTGTTGTTTCTTCTACAACTTCACCTTGAGAATTTTTAGCTGATAAATCGACTTTTATAGGATCTTCGGTGTTTGGTACTAATTTTTTGGGTTTTGTTTTTAATTTAAAATCCCCTTCTTGTTTTACTTCTGTTGACATAATATAATATAATTAAATAATTAAAATAAAAATTTATTTAGGATCGAATTGTTCTAATCCAAAACCACTCATTGTGTCAAATCCTGCGGATTCAAAATCAACTGGTGGTGTGTTATTTTTACGCTGCTCAATCATTTTGCTTTGCTGCGTTGCTTGTATTTGAGTTCTTTTGTCTTTACGATCTTCTATTTCTTTTTCTTTTTTAGATTTAGCATCTTGCTGGACGCCTGCGAGCTGCATATTATAGCTAAACTCCTCCGCCATTAATAATTTTTTCAAATTAGCTTCTTGCTCCATCTTTTGAATTTCAAATTGTATTTTTGCTTGTTCAATTTGAATTTTACTTTCTGTAACAGCCTGAGTTTTTTGCGCTTCAAATAAGGCCGCTTTTTCTGCCGTCTGTTGATTAGCCGCTGCCTGGGCTTGAATATTAGCCTGCTTAGCCGCTTGATCTTGTTTTTGTTTTTGTGTTTGCTTAATTTTTAACAATTGATTAGCAAGCTTTATGTTTTTAATTTGTCTAATATCAATTGCATCGCTTAACGCAATGCCTCCTGATTTTAATGAAATTTGTATATTTTGTTCTAATTGTGCTTTATCTTCATCATCAGGTTCGAGCTCTAGGTATATTCCAAAATCATGCAAATTTAATTGGCTTAGCTCGTTAAGTATTGCTACATTAGAATTTGAAATGCTATTTTTTAAACTTTCTGCCGTTAAAGGATAGCTAAGTACATCTGCCATTTTTAAAGATATATTTTCACAACAACGTAAAGATATAAATAAACTAGCGTCTAAAATATGTTTTGTAGCTATGTTTGAAGCATTTGCTGCCATTTTTTGTAAGCCGACTAGAGCATCTTTACTAGGCAAGCTGCCATCCCGCGCCTCATTAAGGCCGGTTACGTCGCGTATCATTTGTAAATAATATTGATACGTAGCTATTAGGCTTTGTATTTTAGCCCCACCACTAGATGTTGTTAATTCTTGCACTGGAACTTTGCCTCTGTTTAATTCGCCATCTTGAGTTAGCGATCTACCTACAATAGAACCAGTTTGAAAATACATATTTAAAGCTTCTGCTGGATTATAATTAGTGCCATTTCCAAGGTCAACTTCTGCTAAGCCGTCCATATCTAAAAACACTCCGTCTGGAACTAGCTTAGACATTACTTGCTGCAATTTTAAATGAGTTAATTGAATCATGTCAGCAAATCCTGTTATTCTACTTACTATTGATTCAATTCTTCCTTTGTACATTTTAGGCGCACAAATAGCATAGCTCATTTCTACTTTAGTAGTATCTGAAAACGGTCTAGACATATTTTCTGCAAGCTCCCACTTTAATATAGTGTCTGTCCCAATTACTTTTGCACCGGAATACAAAACCTCTATTGATCTTGAAACTCTTTCAAAATTATCATTTGGCGGTGGGTTAAAAGTATCTGGTTTTTCAATAGCTTTTAATAAGCCTTGATCTGTTTGTTTTATTTTAAAAACTTGATTCATATATGTTTTATATTCAAAATATAAAACTTGAACTGTATTTTCATCGTAATTGCCCCATCCTGTTATATATTGACGATTACCTGGCATTTTTTGAATACGTGCTAATTCCTCTTCAGATATATTAGGAAATTCTTTTTTAAGCTCTGGTATTGTTATAGACTTAACTTCGCCAACATAATATATATTTTCAAAATTAGGATCTTCCGTATATGAATAAACCATATAAGCTGGATCTACATAATCAATAGTTATGCCTTCTGCAGTATTAAAATTAGTTTTTACTGCTCCAATACCTAGTGTTACTAAATCTTCAACAACTCTTTTATTAGTAAGATTGTATTTATTAAAGCTTAGCACATTATTTATGGCCTCTTCATTAGCAACTTCTGCATTTTGCTTATAAGTAAGCTGCATATGGAGCTCAAGCTCCTCTGGAGTTTGTGGCATTTGCTGAACTGAAGGGGCTGAAGAAATATTTAGTCCTAATTTTTGTTGAGCCATTGCAATTTGCTGCTGGCTAAACATATCTTTTAAAACAGCCGTTGCGTAATCTGTGCGTTTTTTTATAGAGTAAGGATCTTGCGCGTATGCCTTTATATCATAATTTTTTTGAGCAATACCATTAGTAACAATGTCTACAAATTTTGCAATAACCGGCACAGGTTTCCAATCTAAATTTAAATATGACAAATCTCCGTTAATTGCTAATTCGTCTTTATATTTTTGTATAGGTTGCTCACCTCTTGCATATAATCTTAATAAATGAAAATTATTCCAATTAGCCAAATATCTATTTCCATTTGTGCGGCCTTGATTAAACCATTCTTGTTCAATAGCTCTAGACACTTGAAGCCCGTACTCGTAGGATGCTTTTTCTTCATCGCTAACCACTTGGCTAGGAAAAACGCTGTTAGTATCCGTGTATATATTCATTTATTCTTTTATTTTTGACACAAAACCTTTGTTGTCATATTTTTTAAATCCTAAATTGTAAACAACTCTATTTACTGGTGTTGACGGTGCGTACAGGTTTTTATTGCAAGCCATAATAGCTAAACCAGAGCTAATAGAAGCATCATGCTTTGTTCTATTATTAATATTGAATTTAGCCCAGTCTTCTAATGTTCTTTGAAAGTACATATCTCCATAGCCAACATCATTTAACCCTACAAAAGTTTCTATATAGGTTTCAATTGCAGCAGCGTGTGCTTGTTTTATATCCTCGCTTGAATTAGGTATACCGCCCAGTTCTTTTTCAGTAGTTGAAAGTTTATTATATTTTTTATCAGGCCTATTCATTGAATAACCCCTATAGCCTCTTCTTTTAAAATGATAAAGCAAACGAGGTTTATTATTTTCTGCTAATATTGGCATACCATAAAAAACGCAAGCCATAAGAACATCTTCGAAAAATATTTCTGCTGTTTGAGGCCTAGCAATATATTCTAAAAAAAACCTATTGGGAGGAGCGTCTTCCATGCTAAATTTTGTAAGTCCATGCAGCGCTCCATTAGACCCTCTATTTCCTACTGTTCCTGATATATCATAAGAATCGCAGCCAAATGCCCCCATATGCTCATTACCTGGGTATTTAACGCCATTTTTAATTATTACTCTATTTTGTAAATTTAAATTCGGCACCCAGGAAATATTAAATCTACCATTTGAATTTGGTACAAATATTATTTTTGAGTCTTTAGCTCCGTGTTCCCATTGAAAATTACCTTTTGAAACAATACTTGAATTTTTTAAATCTTCATTATAATCAACCTGCTGATATATTTTAGTTAAATTAAATAAAGATTCTTTTGATTCATCTCTAAACGCGTGTTTAGTAGTCCTGGGAAATTGTCTATAAAATTCGTTTAAAGCATCTTGATCTTTTTTTAAACCTTTTACTTCGTTGTCCCAGTACTCAATTACCCCTTGGTCTATTATTTCGCCCTGGGGACCTTCAGTCTTAACTTTTGGTTTATCGAATACAGGTAGCCCATAAGAATCAATGTATCCTTCGTAATTCCATTCCATAGGTATGAACAAAGAATATAATCCTGAGCGAGTCTGTCCATTGGCGTTTCTTTGAGTAACATCTGAGTCATTATATAGTTTTTTAAAGTTATCACCGCCTTTGTCTAATGAGTTACTAGTTGAACCCATCATACATTTACCTATAATTCTACTACCTAATCGTAAACAGGTTTTCGTGACGCGCCAGTTGTTGAGGATGTTCGTCGGACGTTCCCACTTGCCGCTCTCATCGTGGACGAGGAGCTTGAGTTTCTCACCGTCATACGAGTTGTCGCCCGTGTTTTTCCAGTCGATCGTAGTGTCGAGCCCGTCGAGCTCGCGTAGCGTTTGGTTTGTTTCAAGCTTCTTGCGGGTGTATTTTGTGGCCGGGACTCTAAATGCAAGTTCGGTCTTGGGGCGATCCATACCGTCCTGGATGGGCTTAAAAAAGAACGGGTAGTTGACTGATATTGGTACCACTTTATCCGTGAACATCTTCTTCGCATCAGGTCCAGATTTCGATAGTATTCCATATCTAGAGTCAGAGGATATGGTTGCCAGGTTAACCACCTCGCCTGATGCCATAAATGAAAATCCAGATCTTCTGTTCTTAAGGTAGCACAGTCCATATGAACGTACATCGGCTTTGCAAGCCTCCCAAAAGATATAGAATAATCTATTTGATTCGCGAAAGTCCGGTTTACCAACGTCGATTTTACTCCACTGCAAGTACATATAGTGAGTACCAGTAAGGTAAGTAGCCACACCTTTATTATGGAACCAAAACCCTTCTTCTCTGCGAGTAAATTCATTATCGATGTAATCATACCATTTCTCTTTAAAGTCTAGCGGATATTCTTCCCAGTCAAATACTGATTTTATTTTACTTAAAACTTTAGGATACTCAGTATACTCCCATTTGTCTGTTTCAAATTTATGTACTTTTGTTTTTTCAGGTAAAGCTATTTTAAGGTTTTGTATTTCGTATATATCCCCTATTTTACCTGTTTTGCTTATAACAACAATATCATGCTCTTTGTTATAGCCATATTCCCACTTGTTATACCTGTTCATTCGTTTAAGAACTTTAGGTTTTATGTGGTTTTTTAAAACTTTATATAATGACTGCTCGTACATTAGTTAGATCTTCCTTCAGCAAAACCTTTAAAAGCTCTTTGTTCTTTAACTTCTTTTGGTTTATCATTTAATAGGTTTTCTTCTTCTTCAATACGACTAAGTATTTCAAAGGCGTCGAATATAGCTAGCTTTTTAGTAGCTGCAGCGTTTTTAAGTCTATCAGCTGATATATCATCATCTGAATCAACAATAGCTTCTTTAGCTACTTTGATTAACTCCTCTACTGCTCT